AGAGGAAGCTCGCGTCGACCCGTTCTCTATTATTAAAGGCCCAGCGGCATCTGAGCAGATTGGTCCTGTGCAGACCGTCGATTCTACTACCCAAATAAAAGGCCCAGCGGCATCTGAGCAGATTGGTCCTGTGCAGACGGTTGATCCGTTCTCTATTATTAAAGGCCCAGCGGCATCTGAGCAGATTGGTCCTGTAAACACCACAACCACTGACACCACGGGCGATACCAAAACCACAACCACCGACACAACGGGCGATACAGATGCCGACGTTGTTGACGACGTTAGAACCATCCTCGGGGAAACCTCAGACAACAAAATTGTCACGGCAACACCGAGCGTTCCGGTTCCTACCGTCACTACCCCCCTGTACGGTCAAGGCATTCGTGGGATGAAAACGGAAAAAGCCGGGGTAACCCCGATAGAAGATGTCTTTGATATTAGTGACTTGTCCCTCGCCAACGTGCTGAGTTTGCTGGCCGGTGAAGGTGACAATACCCAACGCGCCCCGTATTATGGCGGCGGTACTGTGGATAGCAGCGTAGACGAAATACTGCGTCTACTTAGAGGGTGATGATATGGATGGAATTGCCGATTTTTTGAAAGGGTTTATTTTTAAAGACGACGGCAGCGTTGACCCGGTAAAAGCCGCCACCACAGCTGCAGGGTTAGCTGCACTGTACGGGTCTTTAAAGCCAGAAAGCAGCATAGGCCAGTTTATTGGCGCGGGTAGCCGCCAACAGCCCATTGGTTATACTGGGGGAATTCCTCAGTATAGAGCAGAACGCAATGTCCTCCCCACTGCGTTCGCTACTACGACCCCGACTGGGGAACCCCGCCGTCCGGGCAGCGGCGGGCGTCGCTATTTTACAGATATAGTTTACACCCCCACAGGTGAGGTTATGCCTCGGTTCGCTCAAGGTGGTATTGCCTCTCTGGCCCCCTCTCGCGGGTACTACTTGGGCGGGGCAACCGATGGTATGGCAGATGAGATTCCTGCTACTATTGAAGCCACAGAGCCCGTTACGCTTAGCGACGGTGAGTTCGTGATCCCCGCAGATGTTGTCAGCCACCTCGGCAATGGCAATTCCGATGCCGGTGCGAAGATGCTTTACTCCATGATGGACCGCATACGCCAAGCCCGCACAGGGCGCAAAGAGCAAGGGCGTAGAATCAATCCGAACAAGTATCTCCCCGCGTGAGGTAGAGAACATGGCTGAAAACAATATGGTTGCCGAAGAGTCCTCCCTTTCCAGTTGGGTGGGGCCGTACGTTACTCAGATGCTTGGGCGCGGCGCGGCGGTGGCTGATATGCCCTACACGGCGTACCAAGGACCCCTGACTGCGGGACCGTCTGCACTGCAAACACAAGCCTTCCAAGGACTGGGTGCACTGCAGACACCGACTACTTCCGGGTCTTTCACAGGTGCTGCGTACGCCCTCCCCACTGCGGAACAAATGGCTGCAGGGCAGCCCGGTACTTATACCTCCGCTTCAGGCAATGTGGCGCAGCAGTACATGACTCCGTACTTGCAAGCGGTGTTGGACCCTCAAGTAGCCGCAGCCCGTCGACAGGCAGAGATAAGTCAGCAGAACCTGCAGAGCCAGTATGGCAAAGCCGGTGCGTACGGTGGGTCACGTCAAGGTGTAGCGGAAGCGGAGCTGCAGCGTGGATTGCTCGACCGTCTGTCTGGCATCTACGGCACCGGGTATCAGAATGCGTTCCAGCAGGCGCAGGATCAGTTTAATAGAGAGCAGCGGTATGGCTTGGATGTGCTGGCAGCGCAGCGTGCCGGGGGTACGGAGCAGCGCAACATCGAGCAACAAGGCATCCTCGCGGACATCGCTCAGTTTGAACAGGAACGGGACTACCCGATGCAGCAACTCAAGTTTATGCAGTCACTGCTTGGCGGGGCGCTGCCGCTGGAGACGCAGACGTATTCTTACTACGAGCCGTCGGGGTTGCAGTCGTTGACGGGCGGTCTGGGTGCAGCATCCAGCATATATGACGTGCTAAATCAGTATTTGAACCCGATCAAGAAGACCGCTGGCTAAAAACAGGAGCGCTACACCATGATGCAACAAGGTCTAGGCGCACTGACGCCGCAACTGCCCGCAGGGCAAGCTCCTGCCAACCCAACACGAATGGCAGCGGCGATGGACGTGGTAACAAGCGATGCGGAAGAGCAGATTCTCGACCCGCGCACACTTGCATTGATCAAGTACAAAGACGCCGTGCAGGCCATGCAGTCGGCGGATCAACTTATGGCCGCGTCACGTCCGGCCCCCACACCCCCTACTGTAGCAGAGCGCACCAAGCTCGCAGCCGAGCAGGGCATCATGGGTCTTGCTTCACGTTTGGCCCCGGGACTCCAACAACAAGGTAACCGTATGGGTGCCGCTCAAATGCAGCAAGCGATGACTGGTGGGCTGCCACAGCTTCCGTCGCCAAATATGGCACGTATGGCCGGTGGTGGTATTGTGGGTTACGCCGACGGTGGCGGTGTGGATACGGACGTACAGAGATACATCGAGCAATACCGCACTATTATGGCTGCAATTCAGAGTGCGGGTACTCCAGAACAAAAGGCTGTGCTGCAACAGCGCCTGCGTGAGATTCAAAGCACATTTGACCCTGAAACAGTGGCCCGCGCTCACATGCAGATGAGCGGCCAAGGTATGGCTGATGGCGGGCGGGTAACGGGTTACGCCCCCGGAGGGGACGTCAGAGTAGAAGGAGCGCAGCCTGTAGATTTTATTCCTACCCTCCCGCGTGAGGGGCAACCTACATCGGTTGAAGAATTAGTTGCTGCAGCCGAAAGATACAATCGGATTGAGGCGCAAGCTGAACGCGCTAGAGAGCAGCGGCGTAGACAGTTGGAAGAAAACTATGGCCTACCTACTTCAGAGGGGGGTAAGGGAGCTGTAGGTTCCGCGTACATAGACCCGGAAACCGGCAAACCTATGTCTTTGGGGGAGCGGTTACGCCCACTTCTCAAGTTTTTTTACGACCCCAGTGGCCGGGAGGGGCAGTACGGTGGCGCGTCGTCGCGTGAGGTCTCTACCCCTCCTGAATCTGCACGCACCCCAAATTTTAACGTTGGTATTGCTACTCCTAGAGACGATAGCTTCCGCATGCAGGGAGTTTCGGGGAGAGCCGCAGCGCAACCACGTCGTTCTATTACCGGTAACCCAGACCTCGACGCTGCGCTTGCATCTATGACCGAAGAAGGTAATGCCTCCATCCCTAGAGTAGAAAGTGAAACAGGTAGTGGGCTTGAAGCGTTGTTGAAGCGTCGCCTCGAAGATGGGTTTGTAGATACTGCCCGGACCGATGCTGAAACCCGTGCCCGGGAAGCCTACGCAGTACCTGAAGAATTGCGAGAGCTTTACCGTAAGCGTTTGGAGGCGTTGGATCGTCCGATGTATACCCCGGAAGAAGAGCGTAGACGCTCCCTGCAAGGACTCTTATCTGGGTTGGCAAGTTCAAGCTACATTGCCGAAAGTGGTCCAGCGGCTATGCAGGGTGTGAATGAAGTGCGAGACGCCGTTCGCCAAGATGAGCTGGCTCGTGCGGAACAGCAGTTCAACCTCTCCGACCAACTTATGGGTATGGATAGAACTGCAAGTATCGAAGCCTTTGGTGCTGGCCTTGAAGCCTCTAACGCAGCAATGACACAACAAAATGCTGCCATGTCGGCTACAGCCTCTATGCTTAATGCCGCTGGACAACGTGAACAAGCCGCTCTTATTCAGGAAAGTCAGAACCGTATGTCGGCGCTGCAAGTGCAAGCCGATGCCATCAGCAAAGCCGCGCAAATGGGGCAGGATGTTACCAACTCACTGGTCAACTATGCTGAAACGTTGCGTCGTAGCCTGCAGGATACGGACTCAGCTATGGCTAATATATTGGAAGCAAGCGGGCCCGGTATCGCGTTGCCTCCGGAATCACAGGCTGCGCTTCAAACCCTGCGAGATCAGCGAAACATTCTCAACAGCCAGTACAGCGCGGTAACAGGCCGAGTAGGATCAAGGCTGGGTGTGCCTGAAGTAATAGATTACACTAGCTTGTAAAACGGCTGACTAAGGGGGTCCCCATGCCTGTAGTACGCGTGCCAGACGGCAGGCTTGTAAATTTCCCGGATGATATGCCGAGAGAACAGATACGGGCCATAATTGCCTCTAAGTTCCCTGACGCATACAAAGAACAGGAAATACCCCCGCCTACCCCCATTGAGCGTACTTTCTCCGGGCAGGTGGGTGAGTTATTCCGGGGGATTCCTCGCGGGGCGGTTAACCTGTTGGAAAGCGCAGGTATCGGCGCTAGCGCACTTTTGCCTGAAGGCGCAGAAGAGTCTGTACGTGGTGTTGTTGAGCGTCTTGGTGAAAGTGCAGCAGCGCCATTTCAACGTAAAGCTGGCTATGAAGACAGCATGGCGGGTACGTTCGGGGAGGCTGTTGGCAGCTTCGTGCCGTTTTTGGCGGCGGGTCCGCTCGGCGTTGCTGGTAGAGTTGGGGCTACGGGATTAGCTGGTGCAGCGGGTGCTGGGCAAGCTCGCACGAGAGCAGAAGCAGGTGAAGCTACGCCTGAAGAGCGGGCGCAGGCGACAGCACTGGGTAGCGTAGTTGGGCTGTCCGAAGTCCTTATTCCGTTTCGCATCCTAGATAATGCCATCGGTGCGGTGCCTGCCTCGGGGGTAGTCAACCGTCTCAAGCGTGCTGCACAAGCCGGGGGCGAGGAAGGAGCGCAGGAAGTCGCTGCAGAAGTAGCGCAAAACCTAATAGCAAGAGGGATATACGACCCCGAGCAGGGTGCGTTCACTGGCACTGGCGAGTCTTTTGGCTACGGCGCTGGGGTTGGCGGTCTTGTGCAAGGTCTTATGGACCTGTTCGTCAAGGATAGAGGAGGTGCCCCAGCTCCTCAACCTGCCCCAGAAGAAGAGGGGGACGAAACTACCTTAGTTGGTACAGAGCAGGGGCCGTCTATTTTTGAAGGGGAAGATTTGTTCCCTGCCGAACTCGAAACTGCGTTAGCGCAAGCTCCGCGTCCTGAGCGTCCTTTAGCAGCTGAACCCTCCGTAGAAGAAGCTAGACCCACATCGGACATGATGGGGGATTTGGTAGATATCGCGGAAACTGAAGAAATACAAGACCTTCTGGACGAAGAAGAACTTGCTCGCATGCAGGAGCAGGAAGACCTTGAGCTAGCAAAGGCACAAGCCACTCGTGCCGGGGCTCAGAACATAGTAGACGACATAGAGCGCCAACTGGAAGCAAACCGGGCGCAAGCCGCGATGCTCGCTCGCAGACGCGAAGAGTCAAAGCAAAAACGCCAAGAAATCCTCGCTCCTGTATTAGCGCGAGAAGATATTACTGACGTAGAAAATATAGGGCGTGCGTTTTCTGCAGAACTGCGACGTCAGGGTTTTGCAAATACGGAACCCACAAAAGACGAACTTGCGCAAATTACTTCTCGATCTTATCAATTAGAGGAAGCAGCACTTACAGGTATAGAGCAAGAAAACGCGAGGCGTGCAGGGGTTAGCGAGTTAGAAGCGTTAATCCCAGAAAAGAAGCCAAAACCTCAAGCGGTTAGCACAACAACAACCCCAGTCGATACAAGCAACCGGGACAGGCTGGACAGAACTGGTCGGGGGGCGTCTGGGCAGCTTGAAATTCCCGCCGTGGAAAGAGCGAGTAAAGCCGAACGTCGCGTCGCAGCTATTACAAAAGAAGAACTCGATGCCGCCGGGGTACCTGCAAATGCGCCTATCCGTCGCCGAGTGCAAGGCGTACCCCTGACAACTACAGAAACAGCTGCCCAAGTTCAGCAGGATTTACTTTCTTTTGCCGCTAACCCCGTCGTACAGGAACGCACCCCAGAAGTCGCTGCGCAAGTAGAAACCTTGGCGCAGACCGTAACTGAAACCGTTGCCCCTGCGCCTGTTACCGAGACCGTAGAAGAAACCGTCGCCCCCGCAGCTCAAAAAACTAGGGGAAGAAAGCCGGGGGTGCCCCTTACTCCAGAACAAATCGCCGAAAGAGCTGAAAGAAACAAATCCGTTAACGCCAAACAAACAGCACAAGCCCGTGCCACCGAAAGACTTTTGGCTGATCTTGAGGCGGACAACATAAGCAAGGTTTTATCGCAAAAAGCCTATTCTCCGTATTTCCCTACAGTTGAAGACTTTGAGAGCTACAAGAAAAGCGCCACAGATGAAAAAGCGTCTCGGGAGCAGTTCGACACGGAGACTAAAGCTAAATTTATAGAATTGCGCCTGTCAGGCATGGATACACGTAGAGCTGAAAAAACAGCCGCTTTGTATGCACGAGATAAGCAAGTAGCGTTTAACAACGCTTCAAATGCGATCAAAAATCTAGAAGCGAAACGCGTTGGTAACATAGCCAATGTTATGCAGGTTGCAAATGATCGCAGAGCCAGCGAAGCAAAAAGAGCCGCCGCAAGCAAAGTTTTGTCCGATCCGCGTATAAACCCGGCAGACATTGAGGCAGCTACACGACTTTTGCGCTCAACCGTATCCAAGAGCCTACTACCAAGACAGCAGTCGCCAGTCGACGTGGAAGGTGATCTCGGGCTTATCACCCGTGCTCCGTTATCCTCCGAGGAAACAACAGACTCCGCAGCGGACACAGCAACGGCGATCCAAAACAATAAAGGTAGAACCGAGTTTGAGCGCAGACTCGCAAAAGTGCTACACCCGGTACTGCAGAAACTAGGTACAAAGTTCGTTGTTGTGCGAGGCCCAGCGGCCTTACCAGAAAATCTTAGGGGCCAGCCCGTATTTGCAGGGCTGTACGACTCTGTAGGAAACACCGTATACCTAGACGCCGAGCAAGGGACAGACGTTGGTACCGCATTGCACGAGTTCGTGCACGTCGCCTCGGTCGATGTGATCGACACATATTACGAAAACCCAGAAAGTTTGTCCGTAGAAGCGCAGCAGGCTGTTAAAGAAATGCAGGAGCTGATGGTACGCGCAGGGGGCAGATATGCGCAGCTTAAACAATCTGGTAGGGCAACCCCTGATCTGGACCTCGTCGCTGAGGCCACAGATGGCTTTATGGATGTGAAAGAGTTCGTAGCGTACGGACTTACGAGCAACGACATGCAAGAAATGCTGCTCAGCATGCCCCCTACAAAGCAAGCCAACATAGGCGGGGTGAGGCTCAGCACTGCGTTTTCCAGCTTCGTAAACGCCATCCGCAAGATGTTGGGTATTCCCGGTCGAGACCTCAGTGCGTTCGAGCAGCTGCTTGATCTGACTGGCCGCGTGGCTCAAGAAACTATGAGCGGAAGAGCGACGCTTTCTGCGAACCTCGTATTTTCAAAGGAAACCAAATCTGCGGCGGATGCGGTTAACCAAAACACCCCAGCGGCCAACGCTCGTTTCCTGCAGTCACAAGGTGACCAACTTAACAAAGCGTCGAAGCCCCCGAAAAACCCAGCCGTGCGGCGCACAGTAAACACCGTGATGGGGCAAGGCAAAGAGGCGGTTCGCAAGGTCCTGACGTGGGGTCTGCCCTTGCCTGCGCTCAATGACTACGTGCAGTCCTACTTGAGCAAAGGAGCGTACGAACCGTTTGCCGCCTCTATGCAGCGGTTCACTGACATTGCCATTCGTTCTGAAGGCGAGATGCGCCGTTTCATTGACTCAATTACTGTGCAGTTAGCCCGTATGGGGGATTGGAAGCGCGACAACGCCGACAAGTATCAAGCATTCACAGACCTGTATTTCGGTGGGTCCCACGCCAAGGTGGACCTTACTAAGCTAAGAAGTGCATACACAGGCAACACTAAGAAATTGGCGGAGTATGACCGGCTCAAGAAGTTCTACGACAGCATAGGCCCAAGTGGGCAGGCCATTTACAAGCAGATGCGGGCGATCCACAACCGCCAGTTCGACCAGATTCTCGACCAAGTGTACAACCGTGTGTACTCGGAAACGCAAAACGTTGAGCTGGCTACTCGGTTACGTAATGAGTTCGCTCAACGAATGGCGGATAAAGGCCCGTTGGAAGGGTATGCCCCCATGTTGCGCCCAAGCGGGAAGTACTTGTTGCAATACCCAGTAGAAGGCGAAGAGCAGCTGGCGTTTGAGGTGTTCTCCAATGGCATGGATCGTGAAGCGCGTATCCAACAGCTTATGACGGAAAACAACCTTTCCCGAGAGGACATTAGATCGTTCCTTAGTAGCGACAAAGGTGCATTCGATGGTGTGGTTCCTACGAGCTTTTTGGGTGATGTGCTGGCGGAGTTGAAGAAAGGGAATGTTTCTGATGCCGTGATTGAATCAGTTATGACAATGGGCGTAGCCGTATCACCTGCAAACCTCGTGATGGAGCGTCTTGCTTCCCGTAAAGAAACTCCGGGTTATGTCCGTGACCCGTTCTGGGCGTTTCAAGAAGGCACTTTGGGGCTGGGTCGTAAACTCATCAACATCAAGTACGCCGCGCAAACGTCAACCGAACTGCGCAATATGGAGGCCGCTCGAAGAAACGTAGAGAACGACCCCAACGCAGCGGCAATTATGGAAGACGTAAGAAAGCGTGCTGCATACGCAGCCAACCCGAGTCAAAGCTGGTGGTCAAACATTGCAACTACGGGCACATACGGATGGACTCTTGGCTTTAACGCGTCTTCTGCCATCGTGGATATGTCGTCTCTCGCACTTATCGTGGCACCTTACTTGTCTCGCACTTATGGCATGGGGAAGACTTACGGGGCGATGCTACGTGCGACAAAAGACATCATGGGTATGGGCTCGTCTGCCGACGTGGAAACCTTGGCGACCGAAGGGTTGGAAGGGCCGGAACTGCAGAAAGCTCTCGACACCCTTGGTGTAAAAGAGCGTGATATGGTGCGTCGTAAGACAACCCCCTCTATGCTGAACATCAACTTCAACGACCCCGTTCAAGCCGCGAAGTATGCTTACTTGAAGCCCTTGGTGGACAAAGTGCGAGAGACCGGCCACTCGGAACGATACTCTGAGCTAAGCGAATTAAGCGAGTTTGGTGAGGGTAACTTCCTGTCCAAATTGGCGGCGCGTATGGGCTTTATGATGAGCACCAGCGAACGACTTAAACGCGAGATAGGACTGAAGGCTGCGTATGATCTGCAGCTAAGTAAAGTCGCCCCCAACGGCAACCCAACGCAGGAGCAGATGGTCGATGCAGCTAACAAAGCGATGGAGATGAGCCTGCTGCTTAACGGTGGCTCTACTGCAGTGACAGGTGCTCGGTTCCAACAAGGCGACATATCACGAATAGCGTTCATGTATCGGCGTTTTGCTGCACTGCAGTTGTATATACAGACTAAAACCATTTACGACGCCACCAGTAACGACGACCCTGCTGTTAGAGAAGCAGCACGTGGGTTCGCCGCACAATCTATGCTCACTAGCGTGGCCTTTGTGGGGGTAAAAGGCGCGCCTATGATGGGGGCGGTAGCTACGCTTTGGGCCATGATGGCGGCGGTGTTTGACGACGAGGACGAGGACAACTCTTTGGAGGCGTTCCTACGCACAAACCTCAACCCCGTGCTTGTTGAAGGGGTGCCTAACATACTGTTCAACGCTAACGTAGGCGAACGTATGGAGCTGACTAACCTATTGGTGCGGGAAACCAACCTGCCCGACGATGCTACGGCTGCCGATATTCTTCTCGCCCATTTTGGTGGGCCTGCTTACGGGTCTATCCAAAGGGTAATTCGAGGTAAGCAGTTAATCGAGCAGGGTGAGATACAGCGAGGCATCGAAAGTATGCTGCCTGTCTCTGTAAGCAACATTTTCAAGTCCGGGCGGTTCTTGACCGAAGGGGCTGTTGAAACAATGCGTGGCGATGAAGTTGTGGAAGTTACTCCGCAGGGAGCATTGGCGCAGCTCATGGGTTTTGCCCCAGCAGACTACGCACGGGCTATGCAGTTTAAGACCAACCAAGCGGAGGTCGACCGCCGCATGAACCAACGCAGGTCATCTTTGTTGGATGCGTATTACACAGCGTATCGTGTAGGAGACGCTTCAGGTATGGTACAAGCGGTAGAAGCCATAGGAAAATTCAACCAGCGGTACCCAAATTTTGGGATTACCAACAGCCAGCTGAAACAGTCGGTGTCCACTAGGAACCGTAACACTGAAGAGATGGTGATGGGCACGCTACCTACCGTGCGCCGCCGTATGGACTGGCTGGAATCTGCGGAAGACTGGGGGTTCTAAACGCGCCACACCCGCACACCGCGTACACCGTCTTCTATGACTACTTTGGTAACTACTTTGTAGCGAAGGCGGTGTACGACTTGTAGTATGTCTCTGCGGGACTTCTTGGGGTTCAGGCAGGGTATAAAAAACGAGCACCCCACGCCGAACCCCTTCCAGTTAATTTCGTACGCTACTTTCTCCACCCGCATTCTCTGGCTCCGTCGGCAGCAAGTTGCTGACGTCTATAAACTCCGGGTTGTCGCAGTTAAGCACCAAGCACCGCACTCCCGCTGCTACCACACTCATGCCCTTGGACAATCGCTTGTTGTGAGTGTCCACCAGAATGCCTTTTTTCTTCAGCTCTTTCAGCGTCTCAGTGTAGTCCACTTGGTAAGTCACGCAGTCTTTGCGGAATGCCGAGACCGCTATGTACATCATCTTGGTGTCTGGCTCAAACCGCAGCAACAACTCGCCTCGTGGTTCTACATAGGGGGCTTTTGGTAAATGACTGCGCTTGTCCACAAGCTCGTCAACGACGAGCACATTGTTGATATGGCGGTACACGTAGTCTGCAATTACTGCGCTGGCGTCGTTGACCGGGGCTTTGGTAGCGACGCGCAGTTCCTGAATCTTGTCCATGACCTTTGCGTAGATACGCGCCATATCCCAATCCACAAGCAGACCCAGACGAGATGCGATAAGCCCTGCAGTGATGTTGACCGCTGCAATTGCAGACCAGTTACGCTCGCGGGACGTCAGTGCCAGTTCCTTGTCTATCTTTGCCTGCACGCGGATCAGTGTGGCTTTTACTTCTTCCATATTAGACAGCACGTACTGAACGAACGGCACGATGGCGTGACCGTGATTGTTGATCAGCTGGTGGTCGAACATAAACTTGCCGTGCTCGGTAGAGATGACGTCTTGGTCCGTGTAATCAACCTTGAACTCCAACAACCGCATGATTTCGCCGTCCGCCACCGCCTTGAGTGCGCCTACTTTGTCGTAGAAGGATGCGTTGGAAGATGTCAGGGTTAGCGTGCGCCATGTGGTGTTGTTAATGCGTAGCTTGTTCTCGTGGGCGTCGCCTTTGTCTTTGCCTTTACCCTGCGAGTACGCATACACAAGGTCTGAAAAAACTTTTGGTTCCAAGTTGGTTATCTCGTCGACGGTGTTGACGATGTTGTTCAGGATGCCAACCTTTGTGATCCGCGCTACCTTTGTATCTTCTACGTTACCCAGTAGGTCTTCGGGGTGTCCGCAGATGCTGTTTGCCATGCGTAACACAGTGGTCTTGCCTGTACCTGCGTGGCGGTGGATCAAGTTGATGATCGCCCCTTTCTGCCCAGTGAACTTGAGCAGGACGGAGCCAAACCCAGTCAACGCAGCAAATGCTTGTATCTCCATACCTTGTTTGCCATAGAGGGAGAACACTTCCTTCCACGCGTCCAACGTACCGGCGGTCTCGAAATAGGGCACCAATGACTCCGTGATGGATGAGGGGGGGCTGTGGTAAACACCGTCCTTGGTAATTTCCCGACTGCCTACAATGAATTTAGTATCGTTGTCTGCCCAACCAAACTGTCTGCGCATAATCTCTGCCTTCCTCTTAAACTGCAGCTCTTTCAGAGCGTGTATTACGTAACCGTTTATTAGTTTGAACTGGGCGTCCGACACCATGATGCCGTACTTAGCCAGCTCCTTACGCAGCTCTACTGCCTGCGAAATCTTGGTGTTTGGGATGCTGAACTCCCGTACTCCATCTCGTGGCGTGTGCACACGGAACAACACAACATCGCCCATCAGAGGGTCGTTGAGTCTTTTGATCAGGTAGAAGTCGTGCTCGTACACAAGTCTCGGGTCATCCTCGCCAAGCTGGATGTACAAGCCACCGTTCTTCCCACGAAAGTACGGCTCTGTGTAGTGGGGTGATGGGGCGAGCTCTTCAACGTCGTCTTCTGGCTCCTCGACTTCTTCTGGTTCTTGAGGCGCTTCTGCAGTTGGGATCGGGTCACCTTGCTCGTGTCGACGTATTTCTTTCCCGAGCAGGATGGGGCTTTTGATCTTGCCCAGATGGGGGCATCCTTTGCATGTTCCGGGGTTGTTGCGTTCAAACACGTCACACGTATGTGGCCCTACGATGTGCTCTATCTTCTTCTCTACGCTTGCGGGGTCGTAATCAGGGTGCCCTTCAGACATGCGCTGGATAGACTCATCTGCGTCGCTGCAGAACTTCGCCACTGACAACGCATCAAACCAACGGGGTTCGGCCAATGTCTCCCGTTCCATGTAGCAACTAAGCAGTTGTGCGCAACCATCACCCTTGGCACTGCGTACCATTATCTTGGAGAAACTGCTTTCTATGTTCTCTTGCAGCATCTTGCCCAACGACGACACGCGGCGGGCACCTCTGAGTACAGGCTGCACCTCGGGGTCTACACCCAACACCTTGCAGAACGACTCGAAGCTTACTGGCTCAGAGACCTTGAGCACTTTGACTATCTTGGGAGGGTTGTCTTTGAAATTCGGCGTGCCCGGTATACGTAGTACGCGAGCGGTCTCAAACACATTGGCGTCTACATACAGTTGTTGCGTGGCGCATACGTCACGAAGCCGTGCTGCTACCACGGTCCACTTATCTGGTGATATGGGCGCATCCAGCACCCAGTACACGTGCAACCCACGCCCGGAGTTGACAACGGTGGGTATAGGAAGACCGACGGTATCGCAGAATTGCAGTAGTGTTTTTAGCCCTGCCCCTTGGTCTATGTAACCAAAAGGTTTGCCTGTTTCGGGGTTTATTTCCGCTTTGGTGGGGCCGCAGTCAATATCTAACCAGAACGCCTTGAGAGTGGCGACGTTCTCTTGTTTGCGATTGTCCGGCGTTTTGAACCGAGCAATAGCGAAGAATGCGTTGCGTCCAGCTTTTACGAAGCTATCTGCAACGGAGTAAGCCTCCTCGTACGTAGCAACGAGGCGTTGTTTTGGGTAATCGTCTGAAAGCCCTAGTACGCATATGTACCCTTCCTCGGGCTGCACGTAACGAAGCAGGTCAAAGTTTTCCATAGGGTTACCGCTGCAGACTGGCGATTAGCGCCTTTATACTTTCTTCCGTGCCTCTACGTGGCCTCGCCGCCCCAATGAACCAGCTATAGACAGTTTGTCTGCTAACGCCGAGATGTTCGGCCACGGCTGCTACGGGCACATTGTTTTCAATGCACGTGCGGCCAAGCCGAACACCCAGCGAATCGCCAGCTGCTTTATTGAGATTCACCAACCTCAACGAGTAACCGACGCTCATCAGCTTTTACGTCCCCATTCGCTAATGACTGACGCCAGTTGATCCTCTTCAGAATCGACGTCCTGCGGTTCTTCCTCGCGCTTACGCGTGCTGCGTTTAACCGGCTCGGCAATGACTTCTTCCTCGTCGTCCGGTTCTTCAGTGCGTTGCACGCGTGGCTTGGGTGCCGGAGCTTCTGCCTTCTTTGCAGCTGGCTTGGCAGTGACACCATCGACCTGCGCGACGGTGATACGCGTGTACAACTCAGTTTCCGGGCGGCCTTGTGCCGAAGCAACAAGATCGTATTCGGCGTCGCTGAGTTGCCGAGCTGGGGTAAAGGTTAGCTCCATACCTTCAGCGTCCAAGTCGTAGCTGATCTGCGTAACTACCGTGTCAGGAGCTTCTCGGTTGAGCAGTAGGTACTTCACATAGCTCTCGAACGGATGCACATTGCCTACACCCTTGCCGAACAGTGACTTTGCAGGGATGCTGAACTGGTACACGTCCCCTGAGTTGTCGCCTTCAAGCAGGATGGCAACTCGACGTTGGAAGCGGCATGCACGACCACCGTTGTCGCCGGAGCCTTTGATGTTTTGCGGGCACTCGGCACAGTTGCTGTGCTGTCTGTCAGGGACATCCGCATCGGGTACGTCTGCGTTGTTAGACCAGCAGTTCGGCAGTGTAGGCTCTGCTTCCGGGTCATACTTTTCGCGGTAGTAGATGCGGGACACACTGGGCAGCATGCCAACAATGATCGCGTTGAATGAATCACGGATCGGGTCTCCCACTTGCTCGCCGTTGATGATCTTGCGGAAGAAACCTTTGTTGTTGGTTTGTATGCGCCTGCTGTACATCTTGATGCTGTCAGCCAACTTCTGGCCCAACGCACTGGAACGTCGGCCATCGGAGGCAATGACTTGGCTTTGGTTTTTGAATATAGAAACGTCTTTACTCATGGTATCTCCTATTTACCTGTTGGTTTTCGCACAGTGATAACGTACTTCTGGTTTGCTTGCAGGCCCGGAGGGACGTCCTCGGGGTTTTCTGTCAGGAACTCTTTCATGTTGCCGTTGTGAATCCGTTTCTCCAGCAAGTGCATCGCGTCGTGTTTGCGTACAAACGAGTAAAAGCTGTCCCAGTCGCTCGTCCAGAAATGTTGCTGTAGACGGCGGCTGATGGTGCCATCGGGGGTGCTGATGGTGTTGGCGTCTTCCTCGTTGCACAAGGCAAGCAGGCGTTCAGACACAAGTTCCTTCTTGGCTTCGATCTCCTTGATCTTGTCTTCTAACTCTTGGATGGCGGTGCGCATCTGTATGTAGATACGCGCCAGTGTTGCTGCGTTAAGGTCACTTATTGCTTCGCTCACAGATGTCTCCTTTGTGTATCTGGGAGGATCAGTGTAGCAAGTAACTTAACAATGTCAAGAAGTTATTTCTTGTTTGTACAGGTCAACTATTTTCTCGTGACTGCTGATGTTAGAGCGCAGTAAAGTGTAGAGCTTGGCTTCCATCTCACTGCCTCTGATGTGCACAATGGTCATCGGGTTGTGCTGTCCCGGTCGGTCGATGCGAGCATTTGCTTGCAAGTAGGTTTCTACGCTTGGCACTGGCGAGTACCAAACGATAGTGTTGGCCGCAGTTAGAGTCAACCCGTGCGATGCGGCTTGTGGTTGGATAATGAGCACATGGGGGTCTGGAACTGTTTGGAACCTGTGGATTATGTCTGCTCGCTTATTCACAGATACTTTGCCAGAAATTATGTCGCACGATATTTTGTGTTTGGTGAGGTATTCGTACAACAAGTCTATGGTGTGCGTGAAAGGCACGAAGACGAGTACTTTGTGCGAGGACTCCTCAATGACTTCCAACACTACCTGCAGTCTGTTACTTACGTCGAACTCGATCACTTCCCTTTCGTCGGTGTACACCGCACCACCGGATATTTGCAGTAGCTTGTTGAGGTTGGTCGCAGCGTTGACCGAGGTTACCTGCTCCCCGTCGGCATGGATGATCATCTGCTTCTTCAGCATCGTGTAGTACTTTTGTTGTTGTGCGGTAAGCGGTGCCTCTCTGTCTACGTGTGTAACTGGTGGTAGGTCTAGGCACTGGCTTTTTTCAAACCGAATCGCGGGCTGCAGTACTTGGTGGACTATCTTGTCTGCGTTGAGTGTTGGCCGCCAAATATACTGGCTGATTTTACGCATTACTTTGTCGCGGAACTGTCCGAAGTATTTCGGGCATTGAGTGGGGTTTACCAGCCTAGCCAAACCAAACGCATCCAGTGGGGATTGTGCCGCAGGAGTACCTGTAAGCATCCAAAGCCATTTGGCCTGTGCAACTATTTCGTTGAGTACTTTCCACCGAGTTGTGCTTACATTCTTATAAGCAGACGCTTCGTCAACCACGATCATGTCGAAGCCGCCTTTTAAGATTTCTTCTTTGACGACACCCACCCCGTCGAAGTTGATTATGAGAAACTCCGTACCCGCATTGATTATTTTCTTGCGTTGCGCAGACGTACCATAAGCCACCGCGCATCCACGGTGCATAGCAAACGTGAACAAGTCTTGCTGCCATGCGGACTTCATAATCGACAACGGGCATATGACAAGCACGCGTTTGATCGCGCCGATACTTAGCAGGTAGTCCGCTGCCCATATGACGGATGCCGTCTTGCCGGTGCCTTGCTCGTTGAAGCAAAACGCCTTGCGGTTACCAATCAAAAACTCTGCTGTTTCCCTCTGATGCGCGAACGGGTTGAACCCCGGAGGCCGGGGCCAGTCATACTCTGA